TTAAACATGAACGAACTCGTAGAAGAGGCGTTCGAGCGGTGCGGTGCTGAATTAAGAACGGGTTATGATTTAAGAACGGCTACTCGGTCATTAAATATTTTGACTGTTGAGTGGGCCAATCGAGGTATTAACCTTTGGACGGTAGAAGAAGGTCAGATCCCCATGAATACGGGTCAGATTACCTATCCATTGCCAATTGACACAATTGATTTATTAAGCCAAGTGATTCGTACTGGGACGCTGCAAAACCAGATCGACATTAACATTAGCCGTATTTCTGAAGATACTTACTCCACCATTCCTAATAAATTGGCCGTTGGCAGACCTATTCAAGTATGGATCAATCGTCAATCTGGTCAAACCAATCCTACGGCTTATACTCTTGTTGGCAACGGCTCTAATGGTAATGGCGGCATCTCTGCTACGGATACCACGATTCAGCTTACTCCAGCTGATTTAACGGGTCTTGCAGCCACTGGTTATATCAAAATAGACTCTGAGATTATCTACTATCCAAACGTCTCTACGACCTCTGCACAGCTGTTAAATTGCTATCGTGGACAGGCTGGCACAACGGCTGCAACACATGCCACTTCTGCGCCAATTAGCACAACCAATTTGCCGTGTATCAACGTCTGGCCTACCCCCAATTCACCAGGTAGTCAATACACATTTGTCTACTGGCGTTTGCGTAGAATTCAAGATGCTGGTTCTGGCGTTACAACCAACGATATTCCATTCCGTTTTATTTCAGCTTTAGTGGCTGGATTAGCATACTATTTATCCCAGAAGGTTCCTGGCGTTGATCCAAATAGAATAGCCATGCTGAAAGCAGACTACATGGAACAATGGACGCTGGCATCCGAAGAGGATCGTGAAAAAGCGCCCGTACGCTTTGTGCCACGAGCTTCTTTTTATACGGGGGGTAGACGGTAATGCCTAGTAAATATGCATCAGGCAAATATGCTATTGCCCAATGTGATAGATGTGGCTTTAGATACAAGTTGATGGATTTAAAGAAAGAAATCATCAAGACAAAACTTTATAATATTAAAGTTTGTCCTGAATGTTGGGATCCAGATCAGCCACAGTTGAGCTTGGGATTGTATCCTGTGAATGATCCTCAGGCGGTGCGTGAGCCTCGCCCAGACGTAAGTTATCAAGTTGGCGGTACTTATGGGTTAATGACCAATCCATATGACCCAAATGTAAACGCTCTTGATAGTGCAGGCTACTCATCTGATGGCAGTAGGCAGATACAATGGGGTTGGAACCCTGTAGGTGGTGCAAGTTATTTTGACAGTTATTTAACTCCAAACTCCTTGCTTCCTGTTATAACAATCGGTACAGTATCAATTACAATGACTTAGGAGTATTAAAATGGATAAAGAAGATATCAAACAAGACAAAAAGCTCATTAAAAAAGCTTTTGGTATGCATGACAAACAAGAACATCATGGCGAACATACTGATCTTTCTGGCCTGAAAAAAGGCGGTAAGATCAAAAAGATGGCTAAAGGTGGCGTGACAGGCAAAGAAATGAAAGCTGTCGGCCGCAATATGGCCCGTGCTATGAACCAAAAATCAAGCTCAAGAGGTCGTTAATATGGCAACCGCAAAGAATGTAAAGCCTACAACCAAGAATAGCCCAAAGGTGACAATTGGTAAGAATAAATTTGCTGAACCAGCAGATACTTATGCCAATCCGCACACCAATAAAGAAAAGCATATTACTGGCCAAGAAGTGATGGATCGTGGTGAGTTTGTCCATACCAAATCAGCTAAAGATGCTAAGTTAACAGATCCTGTTAAAAGTGGTGTTTGCTACGCTGAAACCAAAGAAACTAAAACTTCTGGCATAGAAATGCGTGGCGCAGGCGCAGCAACTAAAGGACGCATGTCCAGAGGCCCAATGGCATGATGACATACCAGCAGCTGTGGCAAGCGATTCAAGATTACGCTGAAACCACAGAGTCACTGTTTGTAGCAAATATTCCCCTATTTGTTCAGGAGGCGGAAGACCGCATCTATAATTCGGTGCAGCTTCCTTCCTTACGGAAAAATGTTACAGGTAACTTAACTGCTGGTAATCCTTATTTATCGTTGCCAATGGACTATCTATCAACCTATTCATTGGCTATTATTGATAGTAGTGGCAACTACAATTACATTTTGAATAAAGATGTAAACTTTTTGCGTCAGTCATTCCCCAATCCAAATACCACTGGAATGCCTTATTGTTACGCCCTTTTTGGGTCACAGTTAGCTAATATCAATGAATTGTCATTGATTATTGGGCCTACGCCAGATTCCAATTACACGGCAGAATTGCATTATTATTACTATCCGCCAACCATTGTTCAGGGTCAAATTAACATTTGGAATATTGTTAATCCAGGATCTAGCTATGCTGCTGGAACCTACGAAAATATACCGTTGACAGGCGGAACGGGTTCTGGCGCTATTGCCACGATTGTTGTTGGAAATACCAGCACGGTGACATCCGTTACCATTACTAATGGCGGTAATTACTATGTTGTTGGCGATCAATTAAGCGCTGCTACCACCAATTTGGGCGGTGGTACTGGTACAGGGTTTACCCTTACGGTTACTAGCATATCAAATGCTACAGGCACCAGCTGGCTTGGTGATAACTATGACCCAGTGCTTTTTTATGGCGCTATGCGTGAAGCTATGCTTTTCCAGCGTCAAGAGGCCGATGTTATTAAATCTTATGAAGATAAGTACCAAGAGGCACTTGCACAGCTTAAACGCCTTGGAGATGGTCTGGAGCGTAATGATGCTTACAGACGTGGTCAAACTAGCCTACCTTATAACAGACTATAACTATGCCAATCTTCCAAGCCGCTTGTAATGTATTTCAGCAAAATTTGCTCAATGGTAATGAGAACTTTACCAACGGCACTTATTACATTGCTTTATACAATGCCAATGCCAATTTGAACGCCACCACCACGGCCTATACCACAGTAAATGAGGTTACAGGAACGGGTTATACGGCTGGCGGAATACCATTAGTAATATCCCAGACCCCTACGATTAATAACCAATACAACACAACTTATGTGTCATTTCAAAACGCAGTTTGGAGTCCTGCTGCGTTTACTTGTAGGGGTGCATTGGTATATAATTACACTACAAAAGCAGCTTGTTTTGTGTTGAATTTTGGGTCTGATAAGACTTGTAACAACAGCTTTACGGTGACTTTCCCAGCAGCGACTTACTCGTCTGCTATTTTAACGATTAGTAGTTATACGGATGCAAACGTAGTCAGTTCAGGCGATTAAGGAGATTTCATGACTAAAGAATTATCAAATTTTGGCGATCAAGCCGTAGCAACATTACAAGCTAATGCTGTTATCCCAGAAGGTATGGGCGTAGAAGGTTACTACCATGTAGAGTGCCGTGATGCAAATGGCAATCTTAAATGGACAGATGACCTTCCTAACCTGGTTGTTGCCGTAGGTAAACAGTTAATGCTCAATACCTTATTGACAACATCTGGCACATATACCACTGTTGGACCATTTTTAGGTTTGATTTCTAATAGCTTTACTGCTTCAGCAGCAGACACAATGGCTTCCCATACGTGGACAGAGTTTACTAACTACACGGTTGGCGGTTCAGCAGTTCGTGGTACGGCCGTATTTGGCACAGCAACCTCTACTGGTTCTACACCATCTAACGTAACTTCATCTACCGCTACTGCTATTACATACACTATTACTGGTGCTGGTGGTACTATTTATGGTTGCTTCTTGGTAACTGGTACTGGCGCTGTAAGCACACAAAGCTCAACAGCTGGTGTTTTATACAGTGAAGGATTGTTTGGTACAGCTAAAACAACTACATCTGGTGATACAGTTTCGGTAACATATTCGACTACTGCTACTAGCTAAGGAGCTTTAAATGGCTCTAGTGATAGCGGATCGTGTCCAGCAGCAGGGATCGGCCAATACTACTGTTAGTTTTACGCTCAGTTCGGGCGTAACAGGGTATCAATCGTTCTCTGTTATTGGTAACGGCAATACAACTTACTATTCTGCAACCGATGCTTCTGGTAACTGGGAGGTCGGTGTTGGAACCTATTCAACCACTGGACCAACATTAACTCGTACTACCATTATCTCCTCTTCCAATTCGGGAAGTGCTGTATCTACATTTGGTAATCCAGTAAACGTATTTGTTACTTATCCTTCAGAAAATGCTGTTTATGGTAACGGTACAGTTTTAGTTGCCCCAAGCACGGCCGTTCTGCCTGTTGCCAATGGCGGAACAGGAGCCAGCACAGCAAGCATTACATCTTTTAATAATATTACTGGATACTCTGCAGCTGGGGCAACTGGAACAACAAGCAGTAATTTAGTATTTTCAACTAGCCCAACATTAACTACTCCAGCGCTTGGGGCAGCAACCGCAACATCAATAGTGGCAAGTAACGGTTTTTATTCAACAGGCACCTATGGTGGGTCTTATACCGATGGTATTGTTTTAGATTACGCCACAGGAAACGGAAGAGTTAGCGTTGGTACTGGTGATAATCTAACCTTTTATACTGGTGGTT